GTATTTGTTGGACCTATTGGAACTTGGCTTCCTTGGGAACCTGAAGCTTATAAGACTGGACGGGTTGAGTATATGGAAGAAGAACTTAACCAACTTGCACAAGAAAAGAAGAAGAATGAAACTATTGCTAAAACCGCATTTGAAAATCGTGTTAAAGAAACCAAGCAAAAAGCGATTGAAGATAACAAACTAAATGCAGCAAAACATGGTAATTTGGTTACACAAGATATTGACGCTGATGGTAATTTAATTGGTGCTGGTCAAAATACAACTGAAAATGCATTAAAGGATGCTGATACTATTTCTGCAGCGGATATTCGTTCTGAACTTTTCGATGGAGAAAATATTGTTGTTGGAAAAACTGATTACGGTCAAAGTCAATTGAAGTCTGGACCATTTGCTGCTAAGAAACTTGATTAAAAATAATATATACCATTTTAACAAACTTTTACATATAATATATTACGAATTATGTACTATATTATACTTCATATGGATTAGCATTTAAAATGCTTTGAACCACTTCTTCTTTAACATTAGTATTCGCATTAAATTGATTTAGTCTAAATTGTAATAACATTCTTTGTTCTTCTTGATTTATATTTCCTGACTGTTGCAGTATAAGCCCATCAACTATTGCCTTTATTGATCGTTTAAATTTTTGAATGAAAAAATTAAGGCTTTCCGGATTCATATCTTCATATCCTGCTTCGTGAATAGGTTCACCTCGTCTTACAGTATCTCTGAATTGTATAAATTTCAAATAATAATATAGTTTTTCATCTAAAATAGCCTCTATATTTGGACACATAAACATCAATTCTTGTTCTAATGTATTATTATACATTTTGAATACTTGTGGATGTTCAAAATACGGTCTAACATTTTCACTAATTTTTCCAAAACCAACATCGCATAAGGCTGTGTATCTGCCTGAATAATTTAAATATGAAATTTTAACTATGTCTTTTCCAAATGTTTTTACGCTTGTATTCGACAGCTCTAATGATATATTTATAATACCTTCTAAAAACCACTTTATCAAAAAAGATATATGTTCCGCTATATTTCTCATTTTCCATTCATTATATATAATGCTATCATTATGTGTTATTAGTATATCTATGTCATCGCTGATATATTTGGATGTATTTTTGATTTCTGATAAAACAAACTGAACTGATTTTCCTCCTTTAAAAATGAAATTATAATCTTGGTCGTTCATTGTATTTGAAATTATACCTAATAATAATAAAATTGTACATAACGCTGTATTTGTATTCACAAAGTCCATTTGTTGCTCTTGTGTTTTTAATTGGAATTCTGGATTTTGCCGTGTATAATATGCTGGAAACATGCTTTCTACCATTTCACAAGTAGACCATGCATTTGGTTTAAATCCTTTCCTATAAATAACTTTGTGAATGTCGTCTTGTGATAATAATGCGCGTATTCTTTCCCTTAATGCAAACAGGTCTGTACCTTTACTAATGAACAGCTCTCTCCAAAATCTAGGTGCTACTTCTATATTATAGCCTACTTTCGGCACGTTGATTGGAACCTTTAGTTTTACTACTGTTTCTCTTATAGGTTCTACTTGTGTTTGTTGTTCCAATTGAGGTTCTACTTGTACTTGTTCTACTTGTACTGGTTCTCTTATTGGTTCCAATTGAGGTTCTACTTGTACTGGTTCTACTTGTACTGGTTCTACTTGTACTGGTTCTACTTGTACTGGTTCTACTTGTACTGGTTCTCTTATTGGTTCCAATTGAGGTTCTAATACTTGTATTTCTGGTTCTCGCATTATGTCATCGAATACTGGCTTTATTTCGTCCGGTAAATTGTCTCTAGATAATCCATAACGTGGGTCTAAAAGTATTCTAATATTTTCTAATTGTCTATTTTCTACAGCATGAATGAAAGCTGTTTCTTTTCCGGTTAAACTATTGTGTGCATTTATATTTCCACCATTTTCATAAAACAATAATAATAATTTGCTTTTAATTTCGTTGTTAGTTATGTTGTCCATTATAACAGTTGGAATTGAAACATAATCTACTACATCTTTCAAAACAGGACGTCTATTAGCATCGATATTAATTAATGTATTTATCAACATTTTGTTTTCTTTAAAAAAATGGTTTAAGTTTTTAATAAACGTTTTTATTTGGTTATTACTTTTACCTTTCCAATTAATGAGCGGATACAATAAATCGCAAAATTGTAGTCTAAATGTTTTTAAATCTCTATACTTATCGGCAATTTCAGGGTTACCGGCACCACGTTGTTTACGACGTGTATATCTTTTATTTGGTTTCGTTTTTTTCCTTGTTATACGTTTTATTTGTTTATTATTTTTTTTAGTTACCATAATATAATTATATAAAATAAACTATAATTATATAAAATTGAATTTAATTATCATATTGTAGTTAATGTAGTATAAACAATGTGTGAATTTGTAAGAAATTTAGAAGAATTATCATACTTAACAAGTCAAAAAGTTACTTTAGTTAGACATTTAGCTAAAAATTATAAAGAAAATATTCATTATATTATTGAACGAAATAAAATTAAAACAATAAAACAATATGGAGGGCAAAATAAAATAACATTTCTTCTTACAGAAGAATCATTTGAATTGTTTAAAAATTCCTTTAATTTAAGGAATAGATATATTGTAGAACTAAATGAAAATATAAAACAAATAAATATTGGAATGTGCGTAGAAAATCAAACAATTGGATTTATTTCAAACGCATATAGCAATATGTTAAATGTTAAACGTCAATTTACTATATAGGTAAATATAGAGCAGATTTATATTTTGTAGACTATAAATTAGTTATTGAATGTGATGAAAACAACCACAATGATAGAGACCCTGAAAATGAAAAAATAAGAGAATTATATATAACATCATTGGGAAATAAAATAATACGATTTAATCCTAATGAAAAAAATTTTGATTTATCAAATATATTAAGAGAAATCAATTCTATACTATTTAGTTGATATGTAAAATCAGTAATTACATTTACATCTTTTTTCTCATTCAATACGCCCATTATTTACTCCAATCATTCAACTTACGACATAAAGGACATAACCTTTTTTGTTCATTGGTTTCAAATACTTCTTTGGTTATATTATACCAACAATCATTACAAATTTTATGGTTACATTTTAGTATTAGCATACTTTTATTTTCTAAACATACACAACAATCTTCTACTTCATTTGTATATGTATGTTTTCCCATTTGAACCGCACAATTCATACACATACCATTATGACAAAATGATACCCATTTTGGTTGTTTTGTATTACAATATTTATAATTTCTACATTCAATTGGTATACAACAATTAGAAGGACAAAATCCATTATGTTCTCTATGACCACAAACACATACTTCATTATAATCAGTTGTCTCTTCGTTAAAACATTCGCAAGCACATTGTACTAAACATTCACCATTACCATTACACGATGACATTTTAATTAGTTAATTCTAATATTTTTATATTATAATTAAATTATTTCTATATAAATCTTGCTTTTATATTTTGAAAGCAAGAATAAGAATATAAAACTTGCTTTTATATTTAAAAAGCAAGAATATAAAACCAAGTTTTTACCATTTACTCTTTTTAACCGCTATTTTTGGCCCTTGACCACGTTTCTTCACGTTATTCGGGTCATATTGCTCGTCTTCATCGTCATTATTTAACTGTTTTGATATTTCCCAGAACTCTTTTGAGCCCAACCTGAAGTCATTATGGGCATCTGCCTTATACCAAAACACCTGATCCTGTAATTTATTGGACTTCGCGTTATTATTTATCACTAAACACTCGAAATTCTCAGTGCATTGATCCATTACTTGACAAAACGACTCCAATGTGGGAAACATACCCGCATAATTTTCATAAATTCGTTTCCTATTTGCAATATATGGCTCTCTTAAAATAAACACGTAATCGATATTTGTTCGCAGCGTTGGTGGTATGCCTAAAGGATATTGCATTGTGATGAGTAACATGACCTTCCAATGTCTACCATTCATAAAAAGTAATCGCATCATTTTATCACGCGCCCAAGTGTTGTCGTACAAACAATCATCTAAAATAACAAAAGTTCTTGGGTCAATTGTGCTTCTATTGAATTGCTCCATTTCTTTTTTAATTTGTTTCAATACACCACGCTGGCGTTTTAAAACGTTTTCAATAATAACAGTATTGTATTCATTATGAATAAATAATTTAGGTACTAATTTTCCGTAAAAACCGTTACCTTCTTCTGTACCGGAGATAACAGTTCCGATAGGAATGTCTTGATGATAATATAATAAATCTCGAACTAAAAATGATTTACCAGTGTCACGACGACCGATTAATACAATAACGGGACCTTTAGACTCATTTGGTTTAAAACTAATACTTTTCATATCAAATCTTTTTAATTCTAAATTCATATAATATGTTATATTAAAATTAATTTGATAAAATAAACTAATACTTTTTATGAATTATAATTATTGATATATTTATGTTATTTAGGAATTAAAATAAGTTAAATATAAATTTTATTTATATTCTATTTAGCTAATGACTATTACCATAGACTACCAAAAGCGAAAGAATACAAACCTATTCATTAAATTTCAAACTAACAAGGGTACCAAATTGACGAACATCCAAAATTATATGCCTATATATGAACGTTTTTTTTCATTAAATAATACTAATTATAATTCCATTAATTTAAATCATCAACTGTATATTTCAGATATTAAGGAAATAAATGAAACAGATAATTGCAACGAAAATATATTCAATTGTAAATTAAAAAATATTACAGATAATGTTCAGACACTTTCTAAAACTGTATTTATAAAAATGGCACCACTTTTAGACCCATTTAAGTATATAATTGGTAAATATCCGTATAGTGATCCGGATTTATTTAATTTACCATCAATTGACAAATCCATTAATGTACATCCTAAAATTATTGAACAAAATAATGCAGCATATATAGATGGATTTTTCTCATTTTTGACTAGCAAAATATTACATGAACATAATTTTATTCATGGAGTAGATTATTATGGATCATTCTTAGCTATTAAAAATGATTATAAATTGAATATTATAGATGACATAGATTATCTAGTACAATCTGATTTTTTTAATAAACAAAAAAATGTTTTGTTCAATGTTGAAGATTATTCTCATTTATTGTCAAATGATGACAAAAAACCATTAAAACCATTAAAAATCTCAACTAGTTTAAAGTCGAATTCATCTGCTAAATCAATTGACGAAACCATGTTTGAAAATATTTTTGAAAATAATAGTGAACATGTTTCTTTAACAGATATTAAGAACATGGGACTAGATATTGTTGATATTACAAATTCATATGAGGTTGATACTGATACGTTAAATCAGAAAAAAACAGAAACAGTAAAGTCAGGGTCAACGTGTTCTTCTAGAACATCTCATACAAATGATAATGATGAAAATGATTTTATGAACAATAAAATGAATTTTGAAGATGATGAAGAAATGGATGCTGAAGAAATAGATGCTGAAGAAATTGATACTGAAGAAATGGATACTGTAGAAATAGATGCTGAAGAAATTGGTACTGAAGAAATGGATGTTGAAGAAGATGAATATGAAGATGTTAATAGTGATGACGAAGAAGAAGAAAAACTAATTTTAACATTTGATAAATTTCCAGTGCAAGTTATTTGTATGGAACAATGTGAAGACACATTTGATAATTTAATTCTAAATGGAACTTTAACAAACGATGAATGGTTTTCCGCATTAATGCAAATAATTATGGTTCTTATAACATATCAAAAAATGTTTTCTTTTACACATAATGACCTACATACAAACAATATAATGTATATACCAACTAACAAAAAATTTGTCTATTATATTTACAAAAAAAAGACGTATAAGGTGCCTACGTTCGGTAAATTGTATAAGATTATTGATTTTGGCCGTGCAATTTATAAATTCAATGGAAATATATTTTGTAGTGATAGTTTTCAAATTGGAGGTGATGCAGCAACACAATATAATACAGAACCGTATTTTAACGACAAAAAACCACGACTAGAGCCAAATTTTAGTTTTGATATTTGTCGTTTAGCTTGTTCTATTTTTGATTATGTAGTGGATGATTTAGAATTAATTAAAAACTTAGATACGTGTTCTCCAATAATTAAACTAATCGTTGAATGGTGTATGGACGATAATGGAATTAACGTTTTATATAAAAATAACGGTGCTGAAAGATATCCGGATTTTAAACTGTATAAAATGATTGCAAGACATGTTCATAGACATACACCTAATGCCCAACTCGATAGACCAGAATTTAGTAATTTTATTGTTTCAAATAAAACTGTTCCAAAAAACGAACAAATTATAAATATTGATGACTTGCCGTGTTATTGTTAAACGTTATTTATTATAATTATATTTATTATATATATTTATAATGACAGATTTTGGATTTATTATTACAAGACATGTTAATTCCTTTAATACTAACAAATATTGGAACCAAAGTGTAAAACTAATTAGTAGGTTATATCCTTTGAAACAAATTGTTATCATAGATGATAACAGTAAACAGGAATTTTTGAAGGCAGATTTAGACTATAAAAATGTAACAATAATTCAATCAGAATATCATGGACGCGGAGAATTGTTACCATATGTATATTATTTAAAATATAAATGGTTTCCAAATGCGGTTATTTTGCATGATAGTGTATTTGTTCATAAACGAATACCATTTGAATTATTCAATATACCGATTATGCCCTTATGGCACCACCTATATGATAAAGAAAATATACATAATCTATTACGTATAACATCTGTATTAACTAACAAATATAAATTAGGTTCAAAATTAAATGGTTCAGAAATAAATATACTAGGGTTAAGAAACGATACATTTAATCTATGTTTTGGTTGTCAATCATACATTAAACTAAATTTCTTAGAATTATTACAAAAAAAATACAATATAACTAATCTTGTAAATGTTATACGAAATCGAACAGATCGTTGTTCATTAGAACGTATATTGGGATTATTATTTTGCGAAGAATATCCTAATCTGCTAAAGATAAAATCATTATTTGGTGATATACTAACAAAAAACAAAACATTTCGATATAATTATGATGAATATAATGCAGATTTAAAAAATGGAAAAATATTATATCCATTTGTTAAAGTGTGGACTGGCCGTTAAAATGGCGGGTTATCTGTAAATGCCATAGGCATGCTTGGTGCAATTGTTTCGTTAATTGCTGGTTCAACTTGACCTAAAATAAAATTACCAATTACTACACTAAAATACACAACTAATGCATCTCTAATTAAGAATTTTAATGGTTTTGGCTCTTTATCAACATATCGCATTTCTAAAAACTTAATTACAAAAAATATAACAGACATGATAGCAGCTACAAAAAATATATTGTCCATCTTACAATATATTTTTACAATTCAAACAAGTAAAAAACGCATTTATGCTAAAATTTCTATATCTTCCAATAATATATCATTTTTCAATTTGTCTTCTGGTTGATCAATTACATTTATATCCAAATTATCTAATGATATATCTTCACCTGAAATATTCAATTTTTCATCATCGTCTTCTTCTTCCTCCATCTTTCTTTTAATGTTTCTTAATGTGCTTATTTCCTCAAGTCTCTCTATATTTTTAGGTGCAGTTACAAATTCTTCTTTACCATGATTATTCATAACTGCATCTACATCATTAAATTTGATGTTTTCCTTTTTGTCGCCTTCAACAATCGTTTGGGTTTCTATCTTTTCAACAGGTTTTTCAATTATTTGCTCTTTAATTTCTTCTACAACATCTTCCTCAACTGTTTCATCCATATATGCCTTTAATATACTTTCAACAGGGATGCTTTCTCTAACTGCATTTAATATGCATTCCTGAACGATAGTCTCTAATTCTCTAGTATGTTTTTGAATTTGAAGAGGAGCTATATTTATTTCAAATAAATAAACATTTTTATACACCTTTCTTGCTACATTTACATACGCTTTATGAATAAAATCATCTAACTTTGGTATATTAATATCTATTTTCTTTTGTTTTTGACCAACACGCATAGCACTCAATAACTTTAATTGGATAATATGAATACAAGTAACCAATTCTTCTAAATATGAACAACCACTTTTTTCAATAATTCTTTTTCGTTCAGTCTCGATAATTGTTGCGTTCCATTTGGGAATTCTGGCAATAAAGTTTTGGAATGTCATTAAATACTTATCTAATTCACCATTTTCCCTACATAACTTATAAGATTCATCAAAAATAGATTTAAATCCTTCAATAATTAAAGGTGTTAAAATAGTTAATAAACGAGCGCCCCATTCATTCTTTGATTCATGCAACGAACTAACGTTAAAATCGTCCATAATAATAAATATAAATCTTAAATATTTATTATTCAAACTAATTTTTATTTAACGATATCTAAGAGATTTAAGTGTTTTTATTTTTATCGTCACAATTCGTTGTTTTTATATTGTTACTGAAAAAGGTAACAAAATATATCACTATAAATGAGTTAAGATTTTCAGTCACAAAAACAAAATAAAAAGTCGGAGCCATTTTCGATTTTGGACATTTTTAAAATGTCCAATTTGAGAAATCCGAAAAAAGTTTTGAAAAAAGGTTTTGAAAAAAGTGACTTGTGACGAAAATGCTCTAAAAACCGTTTTTCTGCGAAAAAAATTGTTACCATAAAAAAATAATATATTTTATAAAAAATAATTTAGGCGTTTTTTGTGTCAGTATATATATACTGACAAATGACTGACGTTTTTACGCCAAAAAACGCCGAAAAATATTATTGCGAGAATTGTGACTTTAAATGCTTTAAATCAAGTGATTGGGATAGACATATATTGACACGTAAACATTTGAATACTGACAAAATACTGACAAATACTGACAAATTTACGCCAAAAAACGCCGCTGCATTTGAGTGCGATTGTGGACGCATATATAAACATAGACAGAGTTTATTCAATCACAAAAAAAAATGTCATATATTTAATAAAACCCAATTTATTTTAGATGTCATCAAAAAGGACGATCTAGTAAAGGACTTTCTGATAGAACAAAACAAACAGTTATCTGAACAGAACAAAACATTAATAGAACAAAATACGAAACTATTCCAAATAGCACAAACTAACACATCCAATACGATTAACAATAATTATAATAGTAATAATCGGTTTAGTATAAATGTATTTTTAAATGAACAATGCAAAGATGCATTAAATATTAATGAGTTTGTGAATTCATTGGTTTTAGGTGTTAAAGAATTGGAACAAACGGCTAAATTGGGTTATGTTGAGGGAATATCTAAAATTTTTATAGATGGATTAAATCAATTAAATATTTATAAACGCCCTCTTCATTGTAATGATACAAAAAGGGAAATATTTTACATAAAAGATGACGATAAATGGGTAAAGGAAACTGACAACAAAGATAAAATAACAAATGCTATTAAGCATATTGCAAATAAAAATATTAAACAAATTACTAACTGGCAAAAAGAAAATCCTGAATATATGGATCCTGATTCCAAACAAAATGATAAATATATGAAAATGTTATGTGAAGTTATGTCTGGTTCAACCAAAGAAGAACAACAACGCAATTACAGTAAAATCATAAAAAATGTATCAAAGGAGGTGACAATTAAAGATATAAATTGAAAGTAATATATTACAATACAAATGCAGTATATTACATAAAAGATAAATTTTCTAAATCGACCGTTTTATCTAAAAATGTGAAATTAATAACAAATAATAATAATAGTTTTTCATTTCGAATTTCTTTTTTTACCTTATTAAAGGCAACCAATAATTCATATCGTTTTTTATTATCTATTTCGAAATTGTTTTCTTCTAGTAAATCAATAATATCTAATGCATTATAGGCCTTTTCATATAATTTTGTAACAAATTTTAATAACTCTGCTTCGCTCATTTTTGGTGTTACGTTTTTCACTAATTGTTTTTTTAACCAATCATGTCTTTGTGTTTTTAGGTCTGTTAGTTTAAATGTTTGTTCTATGTTATATTTGTAAAGATTTATTGCGGTTCCATTGTATTCTGGTTCAGATATATATATCTCACAGAAACGAGACAAAATAGGTCTTAACATTTTATATTTATCTTCAACAATTATAAAAAAACGGGTATTATGACTGAACAACTCTATACATCGTCTTAGAGCTGATTGTGCATCCATTGTTAGTTTATCACCATTTAACAATACTATACTTTTAAAGGTTCCGCCTCCATTTGAATTAATATGTGTTTTAGCAAAGAATTTTAATTCGTCTCTTATAAATTTAATACCCTTACCATGTGCACAATTAACATACATAACAAAATCCTTTATTTTATCTTTATTTCCATCATAAATTAATGAAATAAATTCATTTACAATTGTACTTTTTCCGGTTCCACTTGGACCATTAAAAATAATATTGGGGATTTTATGTATATCGTTGAAGTATTTTAATTTGTCTTTTATGGTTTGATGAATATTTAGTGTCATTTTTTAGATTATTTATATTAATGTAGTGTTTTTATATATTAATATAACGCATTTGTTATATTAATAATTTATAGGTATTTTAATTACCAATATTTGATTTAAACCGCACTTGATAAACTATGTGTAAAAGGGTTTTCTCGAAATGCGTTTAATAGGTCTGACGAAATACGGTTATTATCAACATTTTCATTATAATATTGTGGTGTATTCGTTTTTCCATATGTCTGTACAGATGGTCCATGATGTATAGTTGCTTGTGGTGCCCATAATCTGTTATTTTCGCGATCAGCATCCAATTTAGACATAGTAACGTTTATTTGAGAATTAAAATGCTTAGCATTGCCTTGATTTGTTCTTGATACAACAACCTTTTCTTTTATGTCATTATTCGTTTGTCTATAAACAGCGTCATATTGTCTCGAACCATGTTTAGACGACATACCCATAAATTGATTGTGGTTAACTGTATCACGTTGATTTGCAATTGCCTGTTGTTCTGTAACCGCATATGCTGCATTATGACTTTGGTTACCAATATAAGAGTTAGGTTGATATAACGTGGTTTCTTTTACAGTTACATCAGGTACATCACAATTGTCTAACACATAGTTTCCAGGTACTTCACCACCAACGTTACCATATATGCGCATATTAGAACTGTATTCTTCTTTTCTAGATGGTCTTAATATATCCATAATAGGAGCAATCGCAGCACCAATAGCAC